GTTCAGTCCGCGGGACACGATGACCCGCAGCGGCCCGATCCCGGCCTGGTTCACGTTGATGAACTGCGTGAACGCGTCCGACGTCAGCCCGAGGAAGTACCCGAACCGGTCGGGGGCCATGATGATCGCGTTCGCGGTGCGACCGGAGTTGGCCCACACCTCGGCGTACCCGGCACCGACCGCGGTCATGTGCTGCGCGAACGTCGCGGACGTCGCGATCGGGCTGGCGATGTTGTTCAGGAACGCCGAAGCCGACACGACCGTTGCTGCGTCCGTCTCCGTCTTCAGCGCGTAGTCCGCGGCGATCAGCCGGAACCACAGGTCGTACGCCGACGGGTCGGAGAACTCGATTGCCTGCCACGACAGGTTGCCGCCACCGAGATAGGTGGTCGCGGTCTTCGTGACCATCGAGACGTCCATGCCGGTGTTGCCTGCCTCGGTCTTCTGTGTGCCCTGTGCGGCGACGACCGGCGATGCGTCGACCTGCGGGTACGTGTAGACGAGGTTCGTCAGGTTCCGCCTGATCCCTGCGGCCTCGACGAGCGGGCGGTCGTCGTTGATGATCTGGAAGATCTCCGCGATGTGCTGCGGCGGCGTCAGGCCGGCGATGTCCGAGGACAGCGTCGTGGCGGGTGTCCGCTCGAGCGCGGAAAGCCGCTCGGCTGCCCGCTGAACATCCTCGGGAGCCACACCCTGCGTCCCGACGTGCGCGCGGGCGTGCCGGTTCTGGCTGGTGAGGAGCTGGTCGATCGCGACCTGGCCGAGCGTCCGGTAGATCGGCTCGCCGTCCTCGCCGAAGTCGCCCTTGCCGTGGAACGCGTTCGAGCGGCGACGGATGTCGTCCGACAGCTTGCGTGCCTCACGGTCGGCGTCGACCTGCGCGTCCCAGGTCTTGATCTCCTCGTCGAAGTACGCGAGGTCGCTGCGGTACTTCGCAAGCATCTCGTTCTGCTCCGGCGACGGGGTGTCCGTGCCGAGCTCGCGCAGAAGCGTCTCCTGCTTGCCGTGTACCTGGTCGCGAGCGTCGACCCGAAGCTGCAGGGTGCGCTCGGCCTGTGATTCGTTCATTCCGTTCCCTCCGATGATGTGGTCGTGGCGGTCTGGCGGGTGCCGTCATCGGAGGTGCCCGTCTCAGCGGGGGTGTCCTGCGCGGGGTGCGCCTTCGTGTAGCGGTCGGGTAGAACGATCCCCTTCGCTCGCAACCGCTCGACGAGGTCGGGTTCGATGTCCACCGGCATAAGCTCGGCGTCCAAAGTCTGTGTGGGCTCCTCACGAACCGCGAGCACCTGGGCGCCGTGAAACGCGCCCTGATCTACGAACGCGAACGCCAACAGATGCGCCTTCGCCCGCTGGATGAGGTTGCCGGACTTCACGTTGCGTACCGGTACCGCCTCGAGGCTGACGTTGGGAAGCGAACCTGCGCGCAGCAGCTCCAGCGCGGTGTCGCCCCCGTTCGTTGGATGGATCGCCGTCGACAGGTGGTAGCCGTCTTGCTCTGAGCGAAGCGACACTCCGTGACCGACGACGTTAGTGATCTCCTTCGAGTGACCGTACTTCGCCTTGATCCTGTTCGCAGCACTCAACTGGTGATCGAAACAGCCCGCCAGCCACTCCTCCTGGTACGGCTCGAAGTCGGGTGGGTCAGCGACCCTTGCGACCTCACCGAACGGGACGACGCGGACATCCACGGTGCGGCCCTCGACCTCGACCGCAGTCACCTCGAACGAGCGGTGCAGGATCTCGGTCATGGTTCAGCCACCTCCAGAAATAGCCGTCAGTCCACCCGGCTGCTGTGCCGGTGAAGCCTTCGCCGCAGGCGAGAGCTGCGGATCATCCTCGGATTCGACGGAACCCTCGATCGTGATGTCGGACGCGTCCTGCGTCACCGCCTGACCCGCCGGCAGCATCTGCGCCGAGAACGCGTCCATGATCCGCTTCGACCGGGTGCGTAGCCGGGTCAGCCACCACATCCGCATCAACGCCTCCGGGTTCTGATACGTCAGCCCGCCCTCGAGCGCCATGTTCAGGATCGGCGCCGGCACCCCGTACGCGTTCGCGATCACCATCGCGTCCCACTTCTGCGTGTCCAGCAGGGCCATGTCGGACGGGTTGATCCCCGAGTTCTCGAACGTCCAGCCCTGACCCAGCACCGGGGTTCCGCCCGCCCGTGTCTCGGTCTTCAGCATCCATGACTGCTGTGCCGCCTCGGCCTGCTCCGACGTCAGCCGGTTCTCCGACTTCAGGTACCCGGCCGGGAACGCGTCCTGCGACACCGACAGCGACTTGTTACCTGCCGCGAGCAGCGAGTAGGCGCGCTGCGCGAACGCCCTGAGCGCCGAGGTGCCGTGCGCCGCCGTCGTCGGGTTCCGGTCGATCTGGATCACCCGCGCCGGATCCAGCAGCGTGTCCCCGATCTTGTACTCGCGCCGACCCGTCTCCTCGTTGAAGCGCGGCGTGCAGGCGGCGCTCGAGACCACCGTCCAGCGGCGCGGATAGCCCGTGTCGTAGAAGTCCGTCACGTACTGGAGCGACCAGCCCCAACCGTCGATCTGGTCGTTCACCGCGTACAGGGCGTCACCGATCCCGTTCGGGAACTGCGACGGATCCGGGCTCGACACCCACGCCGGCTGCAACGTCCCCGGCGACCCGTGCCACATGATCTTCATCGCCGCGATCTGCGACGCGTTCAGATCCTGGCAGACCGCGGCGACCCAGGTGCGGTCGACAAGGTCGGCGGTGCCGTAGTAGCCGCTGTTGTCGAACTGGCCGTAAAACGACGGCAGGATCGAGTTCCACAGCGACATCCGGGTGCCCTCGAGCGGTTCCGGCGGGTCGATGATCGTGACGCGTTCGAGGGCGTCGCCGTTTCCCCCGAAGCCACGGGCCAGATAGTCGCGGAGGCCCACGCTAGAAGACCTGGATCTTTCCGACCAGCTCGGCCGCGCCCACCCCGAGCGTCACCGCGACCAGCGGCGCAATGTTGACGCTCGAGTTCTTCCGCGACCACGCCCACGCGTCACCGACCGGACGCTGCGCCGCCCCCAACACCGCGTCCCGCAACTCCTGCGAACCCAGGTGCGCCAAGTTGCCCTCCTCGATCAGATCCACCAGCCGTCCACATGACCGGGTGTGATCCTTCGTGTCCACAGGCTCCACCGTCACCCCCGCCGCGTCGCAATCCTTGATCATCGACGCCGACGGGCCAAGACCGTCGCAGAAGACGCCGTCCGGGTTCCCGCGCTCCACCATCTCGGCGAGCCGCGCCGGCAGCCACCTCGTCCCCGGCCGGTGCTCATGCACCTCCGCATGGAACTTCCCCTGCTCGTTGAACCCGACCGCTGCGACAGTCGTATGACGTTCCGCCCGGCTGCAACACCGACCCCTCGTCCAGACACGCGTCCCAGGCGGCGGCGGTGATCACGCCGCGCTCGAGGCCGTCCGTCCGCGGCCAGTCCCCCACGTTCGCGAGCTCCACCGCGACCGTCCGCGTCGGCATCGTGTCGACCTCGTCAGCCATGTACGCCTCCGAGATCAACCCCTCCGGCATCGACGGGTTCGCGACCGGCCACCACGACCTGTCCGAGAGGACGTTGTAGTCCATCTCCCCCGGATGCGCGTACGGCGCCGACCACTCGAAATAGCAGACCGCCGGGTTCCGCTCCAGCCCCCGCTCACGGATCAGAGCGAACGGAACCCCATGCTCGTGCGACTCCTGATCGACGGCCGAGCCCGCATAGATCGTCTTCTGCCCCATTGGGAACTGAGACGCGCGCAACATCGGCTTCTGCGCCGCCACCGTCGAGGTCGGCAGCTTCATCGCCTCATCCCAGATCAGTAGATCCCCCGAGTAGCCGCGACCGCCCTGGTTCGTGCGCGCCTTGAACAGAATCCGCGCCCCAGACTTCAGGTTGATCGACTCCTGCCCGTTCGCAGTCTTGTAACCACCCTTGTCCTTCACCCGACCATGCAGAGCCGGGGAATCCTGGATGAACGCCATCAGCCGTAGCTGGTGCTCGGTCGAGGTCGGGAACTCATGCGCCGTGTGCATCACGACCGGCAACCCGAGCTCGAACGCCGCGAACCCCTCGATCACCTGGAGCACGACCCCTTTGCCGTTCTGGCGTGCCATGCACAGGCCGTCGTTCGACGTCGACCAGCGCCCGTCATCCCCGACCGACAGGATCCCGTCCAACACATGCCGCTGCCACTCGAACAGCCGGCCACCGTGCGAACACCACCAGTCCGCCGCCTCCGACCCCAGACTCCTTGCGCGCGACGGAACCCACCCGACACGCGGAACCACCATCACAGAACGACGCTCACCCTCCGATGACGAGCACGAATCGAGTTCCGTCCACCCGCCGCCCGATTGCACCGCTCATGCTCCGGCCCACCCGGCGACTCCCCGTCCGCATGACCCAGATCCCAGCGCGAGCCAGGCTCGATGAACCCGCCACACCGAACACACCGACAGGTTCCCCCACTGACAACACCGGCAAAGAATCGCCGACGCGAGCGATGCTCCGCACCCCGGTACGAAGCGACCCGATGTTGCCTTGAAAGGCGCGAACGAGCCCGACGGAGAGGGAAATCACCTGCGGGGCCTATTTTT